CGGCTGAAACTTTTCAGCAAGAGCAATAGAGGTAGCCATGTTTTATTTTTCCTTTGTTAGGTTGTGGGGAGTTGCGCGGCTTTTCTTGCCGCGTCAATCACAGGATCGCCCACAACAGATTAGTGCCGCTGGCTGGTTGAAGGATATTGCTGATAACTTCGCGGATATTGGACCCGTTGGAAGTGTTAACGGGCTTGGTTCGTTGCGCGTGGCGCGCTTTACGTTTGATACCGCTGGACTTGACGCGGCGGGCGTTGCTAATACAACTGTAGCGGCGCATAGCACAGGCGTAACCCTTCCCGTACACGCGATTGTAGTCGGTGGTTTTTTCGATGTGAACACACTATTCACATCAGCGGGTGGGAACACTGGCACGATTGCAATCAGCGTTGAAGGCGCAAATGATATTCAAACCGCCGCCGCTGTTTCAGGCGCGCCTTATTCGACTATTGGACGCAAGGCGATTGTACCGAAAGCGAACACACCGGAATCAACAAGCGTAAAAGCAACCGCCGCGCGCGCGATCACTTGCACGGTTGCAGTACAGGCGTTGACCGCCGGTAAGCTGACGGGCTACCTGTACTTCGTTGAAGGTATTGCGTCCGCATAAGGAGATCGCATGGTCAAAATGATAAACGGCGGTATTACTATCGAAGTGCCTGAAAGCGATGTAGATTATTACAAGCGCGCTGGGTACTCAGTAGTGGTTGAAACACCCGCACCTCCCGCGTCTGTTGAAATCGTTGCGGACGAATCGAAACCCGCGCCCAAAAAGAAAACCAGTTAAAGGAATTCGGCTATGGCATACGCTGACTATATTTTCTATACCAATACTTATCTCGGCTCTGCCATAGCCGAAACATCCTTCCCGCAATTGGCATTACGCGCAAGCGCGGTTATAGATCAAATCACATTTGACCGCGCCGCCGATGAAACGATCCCCGATGTAGTGAACAAAATAAAACTTGCCATGTGCGCGCTTGCAGAGGAGTTGCAGAAACAAGATTACGCCAATGGCGCCGATGGGATTGCCTCTGAATCACAAGGACAATACTCAGTATCATTTGCGGCGAACTCCTCGCGGATGAAATCAAATCAATCCAAACTAGAGAGCGTTGCAAAGTTATGGCTTGCCAATACAACACTATTATTCGCCGGCTTCTACGCGGGCGAGTATGGCGGTACGAGTGATCCCTAATTCAGACATCACGATCTATAACAAATATATTTTGAACCGCGCCGAGAAGTATCAGCGGTTTGAATTGTATGGCGTGGTGTGGCAAGCTACCGACGCAATCAGTAGAGCCAAAGAACAGGTCGCCGCGAATAGCGCGCTCATCATGATTCCCTTTGCATTGGGTATTGAGTATCAAAAGCCTAAAGCGTGGCAAGCCAATCGCACAGGCTGGACTTTGCAAGAGGGTGACATCGTTGTTCGTGGAATTGCCACTGAGGAGATTGATACTGAGTATACGATCTCAAATCTTCGTAGTGATTATGATGATGTGGTAATGATTACATCAGTTGCCGCAATGGATGAAGGCTCGCTAAATGTCCGTCATTGGGAGGTGAATTGCAAATGATCGAAACTCCCAAAGGCAAAATTATTATCGGCGCAAATGGCAAAGCTGAATTGAAATTCAATCCCAATTTTGCCCCGAAGTGGACGCGGCGATATTCTAAGGCTCAAGAGTACGTAGATAGTGAAGTATTGTCGCGATCTGAAAAATACACACCTCTCAAAACTGGCATGTTGAAGTTTAGCAACATATTAGGTACTGATGTTGGTAGCGGTACAGTCCAATGGATTGCTCCATACGCACGTCAACAATATTACCGCGGTCGCAAACCTGGTGAGAGCAAAGAAGGTCCGTTGCGTGGGCGCTATTGGTTTGAACGTATGAAACAAGCCGAGGGAAATGAAATTATCAAGGGCGCGAAACAACGAGCAGGTGAATCATGAGCATGATCAGCGCGATAAAAACCTACATTGCCACTTACAGCGGTTTGGAAACTAACGCGCCGTTGCTCATTGATGTGCTTGGCAAGGAGCCTACTCAGTATGCTATTGTGCCAATACCCGGCGCGTTCTATCTGTAATTGGTTTGCCGTCTGTGCAACGCCTGTTAATACCGTCCGTCGCATGGCTACGTCCAGTTTATCTGTATGTCCACTGGCATAATCTACAACGTCTAACCCGCCCGCCATGTTTTTGATAGCGGATCGGATCGCCTCATCATAGGACATCGCGCCGGTACTCACCTGCATGTATGCCAAGTCAGCGGCTTTGATAAAACTATCTTGCGCGGCTGTTGCTGTTGACATTGTAAGGTTACTCAGTATGCCTTGTGTTTTGGTCAAGCCCGCTTGCAACGCTTTGAGCATGGCGGGGGAAAGATTGAGCGGGAGTGGATTAAGTCCTGCCTCTTTGTAAATCTTGTCATCAAACTTAATCGTTTTCACTCCCGCATTTTTAAAAATCTCTGCGAGCGTCGTTTCGGATTGCCCTGTTGTTTTCGCCAATTGTTTCAACACGTCCTTATACAGCGAGCCTGATTCGGTGAGACGTTGCATCTGCCAAGCGGCGGAGGCAAAATCAAGATTACCCAGGCGGCGCGCTATATCCGTGAGTACGGATGTTTCATAATCCGAAAATAAATTTACAATCGGATCGGTGAGCGTGTTGAATTGATCGGCGCGTAACATTACAGCAAATATAAAACTGTGCCAACAACCAACAGAACAAACGGCGCATTTAATCCAATGCTTACGCCAAGCAACAGCGCAAACATCCACACAAAACACAGATATGCTATCGAGCCTTTAGAAATGTTATTCATTATGTTATTCCTTTGGCGGTAACTTCGCGGCTTCGCGGGCGGATGATTCAGTTTTATCCAGCCCGTCGAGTTTATCCTGAATCTCTTTTATCTTGCTTTCAATGGCGGCGCGTTCGCCATCTGGTAAATCTTTTTCACTTTCCAATCGCCCTTTGAGCATTTCGAGTGCGTCCTGTAGTTCCTGCAAACTCATTTTGTTTACGTCCATTTCATCCATTGTACAATTCTCCTATTCTGTGGGTTGAAAAAAATCAATTGCGGCGGGACGTTCGGCATTTATCAGCGCGATCATTTTCGCGGCGGTTGCTTCATCCTCGCCATAATTTCTCATTCTGAATTCCGTTTTGCTCATAACCTGCAAACCTACTGCTTGTGTATCCTGTGTGAATTGCGTATCGTGATCGGACACGATGGAGTCATCAAACTCATACAGCGTGCTATATGTACCGGCCGGCGCAAACCCGCCAATGGTAGTCCATACATCCATTGCGTATAAAAGATTTTCCAACGCGTTCTCTAATGATTTCTGTATGTCCGTGATGGTTGCATACGTTCGCTGTTTACCCATTTTAATTTCAGTAGCCGTGAGTGCAATCGTTTCAGGATTTGATAACGTACCATACGCAAGCCCGCAAGAAAATTCAATCCGCTTCAAGATCGCGTCCAGCCCGTTAAGAATGTTTACCTCTCGCAGAGTCGGAGTCCAATCCTCAAATAAACCTTTGCCATCAATCTTTGAATTCAAGTCTAGCAACCGATACAACCGCTTATCAGGTAATAACGGTTTGCCAGCCGTATCTTTTCCAAACGCCATAGTATCTGTGTATAACGCGCGCTTTCCCGATTCAAACTCCCAAAGAAAATCAGACCATTGCCTGTCAGCCTGTTCAATCAACGCAACCGCGCGCGCATAGATGGATACTCCAAGCGGGGAGGTGGGGTCAATATTGTTTGCAAGCGGAATTTTGAAATAAGCAAACAAAGGCTTTTTGATATTCAAAATCCACGCTTCCGCTTCCAAATCAGCCCATGCCTCAAAACTGGTTAAGGGGATTTGTGTACCCAACATATCGCGGGTCGTTGATTTAAATGCTGTATTAGTGATCCTGTACCCGTCACCCGTCATCTCGTGATATTCAAGACGAGTATAAAAGTTTTGCCCAATTGTTTTTTGATCTGCAAAAACACAGGCAGTCATATCCCCGTTGTTATCAAACGCAACGGGATAAAACATATCCGCCTGTATGAAATCTACAATGATGGTTTCGTCTTTGATATAGGGTTTTAGAATCAACCCACCTTTCGCGCACCCATACTCAGTATGAAGCCTTAGACTATCCACTACCCACGCCATTTGTTCATTGAGATATTCAGCACGCGGCGAGCCAGTGACCTGTACATCTATTTCAATGGTTACAGCCCGCGCAATTTCAGCGGCGATAGCGGCGGGCAAGTTCAACGACTTAATATCATTGGTCAGCCACGGCGATTGATTGACGTACATCAATGACCATTTCTGCAACGCTTCCGTCATGAGTGGAGTAATGGCAACATTCAAATTCAACGCTGATTTAACGGTTGAAGTATTTAACATTTTGCTTAGTACCTCTCTAATCCAGGTAAGGATTTTTTGAAACATTCAGCCTCGCTATACTGCGACAATAATACAATCAGTATTAAAATTCTTGCTGTTGCAAGTAAAGAAAATATCCAGCAAATATTTATGGTCCCGCGTCAAAAGTTTCAACGGTGAAAATGTAATTACATCACCAAGTACAGACGGGGAATTAACCGGCATGACCGTAGTTGTGACATTGGTATATGGTTCTCCATCCGTAATATCATACATAATGACACTAACCGCTGTAGGCGAATCGCCCCAGGGCGTAGTTGTCAAAGTATAGATAACCGATTCGCCAAATTTTTGAGCCTTCGGACTTTCGCGGATTCTTAATTCAATTGTCATTAGTCCTCTATTAGCGATAACGCTTCATCGCGTTTCCGCAGTGATAAATCTTCATCACGATCGTACAATGTAAAACTTTGATAACGCGGGCGCAAGGTTAAATCACGGATAAAACTTGTGGTAGGTGCGTCAATATTTGCATCTGTTAACTCGCTTGCCGATATATTCTCCGCGATACTAATAAACATAATCGCGGTTGCAGTTGGAATATCAAGAGCCGTAATAGTCTCAGTAACATAATCAGCGTATACAACAGTAACGCTAACAACGTCTACCGCGCTTGCACTTTCAAATGTATCAGCGGAGCCGCCGCCTACTGTACCATTCGATATGTCAACGGCATTTGCTGATTCTATAATTTCCGCAAACGTAACCACTACAACGCTTGAAACATCCAGCGCGGTAACTGTCTCAGTAATACTCGCGGGCATGGTAGCAATTGCGCTGTTGTCATCTATTGCGCTTGCACTCTCCGCAATGCTAACCTCAAAAATTGCCGTGACCGATTCGGTCTCTGTGGCTGATACGGCTTCCGTAATTTCAACGGGGATGATAAAAATTGCATCCGTTGAATCGCTTGCGCTTATTGTTTCAGTAATACTCGCGGACGTTGTTACTGTTGCGCTTGCGCTATCAGTTGCGGCTAATGATTCTGTCTGTGATGGATTGGTTATAAAAGTACTACTAGGACTATCAGACGCACTAACCGATTCGGCTTGTGCGGGTGCGGTTATAAAAACATTACTGGGGCTATCTGTCGCGCTTGCGGTTTCAGTGACATCCGCCGCGATACCACTTGTAGGCATCTCCACCGAAAACGCCACAACGCCCCTATCGTCAACACGCAACCCAGTGCCAGTAGTTCGCCGCCAATCCCATTTAATGTCACGCGCCGCGCCACCGGTTAGGGAAACAAGATTGAATACATTGAACGGGGCTTCATCCAGATCGTCCCAGGCGTCCGCGCCGGGGGAAGTGGATGAATAGGCGGGGTTGTCTACCAAGCCACCACCGCTGGGATTTATCTGTAAACGTGATTCGACCTCCTCCGCCTGATAACCGACAGGTTTTATTGTCGCAAACGCAATCACAACCCAATCACCAGTATTGGTTGGCGTGGGCGATAGGGAACCCATTGTTGTATAGGTTGGAGTTGTGGATGGATTAATTGCGACCGTATCAAACGCACTTGCCGATTGTGCAAACATTGCAGTCAAATTCAGGGCAATCGTTCTGCCCGCCAACATAACATTCGAGCCCGCTTCATTGACAGGGCGAATGGCTAAAGTGCGCGCGCTGTTGGTAGGGATGCCCGCCCAAAACAAAGTGTGTGCGCGTTGATCAGCGGTATCCTCCGCCTCCAGCCATGTTTTTCCAAGCACGCCCGCAACGCTATCATATAACTCAAAACCGATTTCATCCACGATGGTGACAACGTCTTCAATCATATTGCCAGCAAACAGCCACCGGTCCGTCCCGTTCGGTGTGAATGAGCCAGTCCCCGCCTTCGCGGTCGGTGTTGCCGTGATGGTGTAATTGGTTAAGTCTTCGCCTTTGAAGTAATGCGTGTTTTCGACAAAGTCGTCACTTAGTTTTACAACAAGTATTTGACTTAACTTATTAGTAACCGTACTCCCCGTTGTATTGACGCTGATTTGCAGTTTGACTAACTCAGCGGTTGACGGTTGAGTGTAGAAAAACATATAATTGATTTCGTGGTCTTGCGTACTAACCCCACTGCCCTGCCCCTCCCACTGGCACAGCGCATCATCGAACTCAGTCGGGGTTGCGCCATGCACCAAACGACAACGCGCATAATTCGCGTTGCTATCATGTGTCATAACCTGATTAGCCCAAATCAGGTAGGTTTTATTCGCCTCAAATTCAGTGGCGGCAAGCGACGCCAAATCAACCCAGGTCGTCGAATTGGCGGTCGTTGCCGCGACTGATTGAGCATATTTGACAACTGCATTAGCCATTATCTATTTACTCGCATCGCACACCAAAAAACAAATAGTACAAACATAGAGACAATCAGAATTATTATCATCAAATTGTCTCTCATGTTTACAGGCTCGCAGTGTAGGACACATTCACCGTATCGCCAGGTGTGACAACCTTATCGCCGCCGGTGAACAAGCCAGCAGAATATAGTTTGCCATTCGTATCTGCAATCGTTGATACCGCGCCCGTGCCATAGATCAAAAAGCAACCTTTGATTGTGCCGCCCGTTGTCACAATCGGGAACGACAACGCGGCGGATAATGCTTTACTACCAGCCGACGCCGCGCTCCATGCGGCTGTTTTTCTTGGGGTAGTGTACAACGGATAATTTACGCCACTCCCCGCTTCCTTCCAGCCATTCGTGCCGTTGATTTGCGCGGCTGTGTCACCCGCCGCAATCGCAGAATATGACACCGAACTAATCAACCCCATATACGGACCAACAACGGTATAACCCGAACCCGCTAAGAATGTATCTAGCGCAAGGTTTTTTCCCTCAGTCATCACCGTATTTTTGATGATGTCACGCCATTTTTCTTTGCCGTCCTTATCGAAACATACTGCATTGAAAAAACCCGTGAGTAATGCGGCTTCCAAAATACCGCCGCCTCGAATCACTTGCGCGTCACTGTCAGAACCTGCATTTAATTTTTCATCCATTTTTTCATCTCCTATTTTTTTATTCACCGCGCCGCCGCCATATTAGATTTGTAGCATAGCGGGTATCGTCAATTGCATGATTATTCTTATCGGGATATTCACTAATGATTTCACCATCCTTTGTACGTTCAAACTCGTAATTTAAAAACTCCTCCGCATGATACGGCGCACGAGTATTATCTATAATGATTGCGGTCAAACCCTGCAACCATTTGATTGAATACTTGACTGATTCCGGTCCCTTTTCTGCGCCGCGACAATTACCACCATACGCTTTAAAGTCACCTACTGATTTAGGCTCCGCGCTATCTGCAATTAATAAATCAGAGGGATTCCATAAGTTGTACTCAGTATTGGTTAGGTCTTTATATAAATCCTCGTTTGCCTTTTTCCATTCACGAATTTCACCAAAGATGTACAAGGTTCGTCGCGCCGCGTCATAGTGCATTTTTCCATAACTCGCGGGATCGGGATAAAAGCCCCAGTCAAGACCATGCAACACATGGTCAAACTCTTTTATTTGTTCGTCTGTAATTCTTTCAATTCGCACATTGGTAAACACCATACCGCCGTCATTATTTGACAAGCCCAAATATTCATTTTCGTATGCAGGTAAATTCACACTCTTTAAGTGTTCGGCTTCTTCGATCCATGTGCACCCCAACCATTCAGGGGGCACGGTCAAATACGTGCTAACATGTTGATACTGAGTAGCCTTTGGTATGGTCAAATATTTATTTGCCCAATTGTTTTTCGTGGGCGGGGGATTGAAATCCTTGAAAATAAACGCCTCATCACCGCCGCGAATAACCGATTGCTCTATTTTGCGAATTGATTCCTGTCCGTGAAATTGATCAAGTTCTGAAAACCACAGTAAACCGATATACCCGAATATAGGTTTAATTGATTTAATTTTGCCTGGGTCATCAGCGCCGCGAAAATATATTTTTTGCCCCGTTGGCAGATATTCAATCTCCATTGGATTTGTAATACATTTGAATTCATCGGATAAACCCAACTCACCAATAGCCCATTGCAATTGAGTATATACCGAATCTCGTAACGTAGACGCGACCTGTCTTGTTGCCAGTACGTGTATCATGGGATTGATTTTCAACAAATAGATGATTGCCAATGATACAAAACTTGATTTCGTAGAACCGCGCCCGCCTGAGAAAATATACTCAGTATGTTTGTGTTGTACGATGTCCCGATACGGATCAAGAAATGCCGGCGCAATAACATCAGCGGGTATCATAAACGGTTGATCGCCATCGCTACCGCTTGTAATTCGCATTTCGATTTTTGCGGGTCCATCCAAATGAGTGCTAATGAATTTATATAAATCAATCCAATCCCTATTAGTTAACGCCATTTTGCGAGTTTTAACTATTCCCGTATGTTTGGATGCCTCGAATGTGAGATAGCCACTCATCAACGCCTCAATTGCGCGACGGGTAATGATTGTCTTTTGATCGTTGTTACCCTTGAAGAGTCTTAATTCATCCTCTAGGATTTTGGCTATTTGCCGGCCAGTTGAAGAGCCTTTGGGGCGTCCGGCTCCAGGTACACCCGCCATACCCTTGACCCAATTAGGATTGCCAACACCAGGTACACCTGTCATTATGTAACCCTCTCCACAAATAACCCTTGCTTGTATGATCCCATGCTATTCATGAGTTCCCGCCATGAGTACGGCTCCATCGCGTTAGTGTATGGGTTGTATAAATCACATATCGCATGACGATCATCGATAACTGTAATTTGTTCTAATACCTCCCAATGACGGATACCACCTTGACCTACTAAATAACCAGTGTAATCAATGGAAACACCAACGATCAATTGATATTTGTCCAGCATGGCAAAATAGGCAATCGGTTTAGATGGTATATCAAGCACTACATACTTTGCATCGTAAGCATCCAACATAATCTTCAGATCATAAATTCCCGTTGTACGTCCAAGCCCGTTATAAAAAGCGGACTGATACCATTTCAAATTTTTTACTTGCCAGTAATCTAAAAATTCATCAATGTTATCCGTATGTGCTTCGTCCTGCATACAATACGCAACGCAAAATTCGCCACATAAATTATATTGCCTCTGTTTATGGCGAATCATGTATTGAGCCGCGTCCTTTGTTTCAGGTGTGGCATTTGGTATTTGTAAAATGCAATCGGGGTAATATTCATTCATTATGTTGTATCGCCCTTGTTCAACATCTTCTTTGCAACGTCATATAAATCCTTAGTGATTCCCATCTTGTCATATTGATCGATCATTTGTGTGTGCATATCTTTTATTGCGCTCACAATGGCCTGGTGATTTATGTCCTGAGTAACCATCATATTTTTAACCGTGCTTGCCCATAGATTATTTATCTCCAGTTCCCGCCCGCGCCGTGACGCTTCGAGTTGCACTTCATGGGATCGTTGTACGTCGCCTAATTCTTTAGTGTTAACGATACGCCGTGCCTCTCTTTGCTCCTCTGCCTTTAGAAATAAATATACCGTACCGATAACCGCTATCGCACTAGGAACCTGTTTTGCCATTTCAATCCAGAAGTTATTATCCACTATTTATGATGTTCCTGTAATAGTAACTGCAATAAAATCAACTGGCTCATCAATCAAAATTTCTTTGAGCAAGAACATTGATAATTCTTTGGCTCGTTTTTGATCCAGTTTTAGATTGATTGTCATTTGTGTATCAACGGGTAAATCCCGTACATCTGGTAAGCGGGTAATGGTTTCAACACGAATACTAATTGGACGATGAGTGGCGCGGCGCTCATTAGACATTTGTAAACTACGCTCGAAAAGTTTTTATTTTTGCCTTACCCAATAATCGAAACACCTGCAACGCGGCAAGGACTGCAACCAACAAACCAAGCGCAAGATTTCCCACACCTTCCCACGCGGGCGGGATCATATTAAGCGCATTTTGAATTGCGCCAATGATCGCACCTGATAACGCAAATGCGATCTCATCAGCGTATTGACCAAACCATTTTTCAAAGATGGGAAAGCGCACACTGATTTGAGCGAACACCCAACCAACTACAAATACAGCCAACACAACAATCGCATTCTGAATTTCAACAGGAAGAGAAACAAACTGATTTAACATTGTGAACCTCCGTTCAATATGCCCCAATCATACAGAAGTTATTATTTTTTGTATGTCATCTAAAAGGTGTACACAGTCCTAAAGGATTACGAACACACTTTTTTCAGTAGTTGCAAACCCCCATAACAAACCGCGCCGCCGAACAGCCTTGCGTAATAATTCTCGAAAATAAAACGGATTGTCACTTTTCAATTCAACGTAAGTTTCTCCCTTTGCAAATTTTGATTTTACATAGTCAATATAATCAGCCATGCTCATTTTCTAAAGCCTTTTGAAATGCAAACATTACAATCAATTGAGTACGGTTTTTAGCACCCGTACTTTTACAGGCGCGTTTAATTTGCGTCCTAACCGTAGAGCATTTGATACTCAGTATGGATGCTACCTGTTTGTTATTACTCCCGTCCAATAGCAAAGTAACTATCTCTATTTGACGTGGAGATAGGCGGCTTATTGGCGGGGAGGTAATGACAATCGAGGTATTCATATCAGGCAATCATCCCCTCCCCCACGTATCCGCATGTTCAATATCATGGCAAAAATACCAGTGGGGGACTCATGCTCATGGTGAATCATGGCGTTTTTAGCGGAGGGGGAGGGCGATTTCATTATTTTTGAAGTCCCAACGATACGCGGGTTTGACGTGCCATGACTGCAATATTCTTGCGAACACGTTGTAACCACTCAGGCGGAGGCGGTTGAATTAGCTTGGGTTTGTGTGGCTCCATTAGGCCCAAAGCAATCAGGATACATTCATCTTTGGGTATCCAAGTACCTCTGCTATTGGCTAATTTATTCAGGGTCGCATAATTTACTTGGCCCTGAAAATCATCCTTAGCAATTACTCTCCAAGACCGCCCCGCCCGATTCTCTCTAAGAAGCATTCTAGCAAGTTTTCTAGCCTTACCCATAACATTGCTCATCTTTGATATTCTCCTAAATTCTAGGGGGTGTAACAACCTGTTACACTACCCCGAAATTGGCAGTCACAGCCGTGTTTTCGGGTTGCTACACAAACTCATACTCAGTAGGTAACTTCTTAGTCTCCAACCATCCACAAAAGAAATCGAATAACTCTCCCGTAGGTGCTAATTGCCCGTCATCTGTGGGAGTGACAAATTGGTTATCACGGAGCCAAGCACGAACATGCAAAATTACATCACGGGTAAATAACGTATCCTTACCCTCCCATTGATTTATTCCGAGCGTCTTTTCGCCCTGGGTTATTTTCTCTGCCAGTTGTGTAAACTGTTCGGGAGTACAGGGAATAATCACACGTTTGGATTTTGCGCCGTTGTCTTTGGCGTTCTTAATCCATATGACGGTTTCTAATTGTGACTCTCGTTCCGGTATCTCTGATTTCTTTGCAATTGGATTACGAAACATAAACATCAACACGCCAATGACAAAAACGCCAATGGATAATTTTCCAATGACATTGGCGATCTGATTCACATCTGCATACTTCACATAGTTTTGCGCGTTCACCATTGCAACAATTTGAGTCGGTGCATTTTTCGTAGCTGTCAATTGCGCGGCGGCTATTTGTTGACCCATAGGAATTTGTGTATTATTTATCGCTTGTTGCGTAGCAGTCAATGGGATGGTAGTTAGCGCCGCCGTTGCAGTCCATGACACAACCTCGAATTTCTGTCTTTCGATTTCAGCAGTCATTGCTAATTGCTCATTGAGAAGCCGCACATATTCAACCGTTGCCATTGCATTTAATCGCCTCGCTTCATCGGCGGTTGCCTGTGCTATGTTCGCTTGCTCTTGTGCAACCATCGCCGTTAATTGGTAATCAATAGTCGCACTTGGAATAATAGTCACCGTTGGTTGTTGTGTGCGTATTGCAGATGGATACTCAGTATTGTTTGTTATCGCTTGCGCTTGCGTGCCACGATATTGAGACGCGGATACCTGGTTACTAATCCAACGCACGAACATCATGACTATAAAAATCAATGAACCAAAGAGTAATAGTTTTTTCATATCATTACTACTTTCCACGCGCATAGTAATTCATAATGATCGTAAACACCTGTTTGGCTTTTTCAAACGACAATCCATTAACCACTTTACGATCATCTTCATCAACACGGATATTGAATCTCTCACCATCACGAGTTATATTTATCCAGTGACCAAACGCCTCAAAGCCGATAAGATAAAGTTTGCCTGTGGCATGATTACATTGCGGGTTATCACAATGAGAAATTATTCGTTTGACCATGATTAACCCCAAACTCCAACCACCCGCGCCAATTCAGTAACCGCAAGCGACTCATTCAGATTGTGTATACGGGCGTATAAGTTAATACTATCCATTGGTTTCATGCCACATGTGTTACAACCACACAATTGCCGGCGGGTATCAATCCACATTGACGGATTATGATCGTCATGAAACGGACATAGCGCCACGTACCAACGACTATCAGCAGAGGTACGTTGTGTGCCCATAATCATATTCTCAATACGAACCATAGACTTAACCTTAGTTATCAAATCCACACCGTCACCCGCAAATGAAGCCGATTGAAAAGCATCGTACTCAGTATGCAATGGGAGCTGTATTGGCATCGGCACAATAGGAGTTGCAACAGTCTCAGCAATCATTGGGAATAATTCACAGGGCAAAAATGTATCCAGTGAAAAGACCTCGGGAAAAACATACTCGCTACTCATAGCCTCATACATCGTTCCCGATGGGTGAGTGCTTCCGGGTCCAACAACATAGCCATGATATTTCACATCCACGCCGCGACGCTTTTGATTGCTCCCTCCCCCGGGCATACGCACATACACATGAGCGCCGCGCGCCGTGCGAACAACAAACGGCATGACCTCATAGACTCGCAGTAGATACTGAGTATAAAATCCGTGCCACATTTCAAACGCCTCACGGGTATCAAAGTCAATTACCGCTAAAGAATTCCAGCCACATACAACACCGTAGTTCTGCCATCCAGACCCAAACCATTTGACCAGATCATACTGAGTAGGAAGTTGTGTTTTATATTTCTCCCACGATAAAATTAATTGCGGTTCTTTACCTCTGTGCCGCAAAGGTATTACTGCAATCGCTATTGATAAAAACATTTTTGCCTGGTCAAGTTTTGATATATTCATTTCGTGTATCCTGTTTGTTTATTTTTTCATATACGAAAATTGCCATGAGACAGTAGAGGGTGTAGAGGGTTATCCCTTTAAGACAGGTATTTAATACCTCGCGTGCGCGTGTGAATTAATATATATCTTAAGTACGTCAAGCCTCTACAGTCTCTACACCCTCTAGGGGGTTTTAATCATTTTTAGTATTCCAGCGGGCTTGCGTTAGGGGACCTATGCAGGCGAGACGCTTTCATATATAGAATCCTCATTAAGTTTTTCCAATAACACATCAATATACACTCTGTAATCAGTTAGATCAGGGCGCGTGATTGGTGGTTTCATGGCACATTACTCGCACTTGTAAACGCTGAAAATTCAACACCAACCCAATACCGAGTACCGCCAATGGCTATACGTTCAAAACCTAAACGCTTCCACTCCTCGGCGGCTTTGGTACTGCTCATTGGTTTATGTCCATTGCGCTTACACCAATCGGCGTAACGATCATATAAATCTTGCGCCGCTGTGCGACAATGCGGATCAAGTAAATCAATCTTTGCACTGACTTCGTCCAAAAACAATTGAGGAATGTCATTCTTTTCTTGAAATTCTTTTGTTGCATCTAGTACACATTTTGGAATATCAAACTTTTTTCTTTTCCTCAATCTCATCAAACCTTCAAGTGCCCAATTGAGAATTCCAGCGCCTTCCAACATAATTTTGTCTTTTAGATCGGGATCACGTTTATCCTCGCCCAAGTGGGGAAACTTGATTACCTTCACGCGCCGCATAATGCCGTTGTTTGCATCATTGACACGAGGTAAATTATTCATAGCCCAAACAATCTTCGCGCGGGGAATTACTGTAATTGCCTCTTTGAACTTTTGTTCAACAGTGATGGGCTCGCCGCTAATAAGTGCGTTGAGCACATGCGAGGCGGTAATAAAGTTATCGGGTTGTTCGGCGGAGACCACTAAAGTTTTTCCCGGTAAATTAGCAAGCGCAAATCTTGACCGCTCCACATCGGCAAGACCCAACAAACCGGCGCGAGTTCCAAGCATGGCTTGCAAGCCTGTAAGGATGGTTGATTTACCACTACCAGGCGCGCCCTGTAGCCAAATAGCAATTTCGTATTTCATATCCGTGGTTAGGGAATATCCTGCGAATTCTTGAATGAAATCAATTGAGGCGGGAATTTGTTGAAGCGCGTGCATGAAGTTTGGACATTCTGCTTTCGGATCGTAGTCAAACGATAATTGACTTGTAGCGTAAATGTCCGGTGTATGGGGCAATAGAGTTTTGGTGGGAATATGCAACACACCGTTTTTACAGGGTAAGTAATTAGGATTTGCATCCCATTGATCAGCGGGTATGGATATATCCACGCGGGCAAGTTCCATTACACTACTCAGTATGCCTGCTGTTGATTTCACACCTTCAGGTTTGGCTTTGTCAATCACTGATTTAATTTCCTGTCTGATTACATCTTTATCCACAGGCAACCAAATACCATCTTTATATTTACGCCATTCACCCATGCCCCATTTTGCTTGACGGTTATGGATAATCCAACGCGCCGCAAGTTGCGAGTCATCAGGCACGCGGGTTTTGACGGGCGCGGGCGTAGTGAGTGGGATCGCCTGGTCATCAGGCGGCGGTGTGTACGCGGGTTGAGTCATTGCGCTTTACCATTGTGCTTAATGCAGTATTGCCTTGCCTCGGTAGACGTATCAAATTTCACAACAAACACGCCGTTGCAAAAGACACCCCATTGCTTTTCAGGATTGAGAAAGTGATATGTGTACATGGCTACGCCGGCATTATGGTGTCACGTTGTAGTATTATTTTTTGTGCTTGTTCAATTAGATCTTCGGGCGTAAAAAGCGCAAAGCGGCCAATGCCATCATCTTTCACTTGTCCAAGTAAAAGATATTTTGCTGGTTCCTTTTCTGTCTGTCTGAAAAGTTTGTCAAGTATTAATAATTGCTCATCTGTCATTTCTATTCTTGTGAATTTTTTATTTTTCATATCATCCTCTATGCCGTCAATAAATGTTTCACTGTGGATTCGAGTTCTTTTACCTGTGCGCTGGTTACGCCTTGCCCACCGGACACTTTGGCGAGACGTTGCAGGAACTTTTGACCGTCGCCGTTTTCGGGACCAACGTAGATTGTGTCTATGCGGGCTTTGTAGGTCTTGGCAACATCTAAGGCGCTTTGTTCGTCGTTCGGTTCCCCGTCACTGATAACGATAAACCGCATCCCTGATACATCGCCCATCTTTGCAAATTTCAGTGCTTTGGAAAGATCGGTCATGCCCTCGTAGTTGAACGGGATTCCATTGGGGCAAAAGATTACATCGTCGCTGAAACTGAGTAACGCTAATTTGCCAGGGAGTGACGCTTGTAAGTTTTTCAACTCCTCACATGCGACCTCGTATCTTGAATTGCCGCCGCGCGAATCATGTTGACCCATGCTCGAGGATGTATCAACGATGATTATGCAATCCGCGTTGACAAAACTCTCTGCGATGGATTTGCCTTGCTGTTGTGCTACGGCACCGATGGAGCCTTGAATGATTTGAGTGTTCATGTCGCTTTTTTCTCCTCGTGTTCTGAATTCAAAACATATAGATAGCCGTGATTTTCATCACGCGGGTAATACCAAGAAACTTGATACTGAGTAGCCTTCTCTTTGGCTTGTTTTTCTGTCAGTGAAA